GGTTGAGAAGATCGCGGCCACCAATAAGAAGTTCAAGGTTGACCACATGCTGCTGGAAAACAAGGCGGCTGGCATCAGCGTGGCTCAGGAAATCCGCCGCATGTACGGCTATGAGGACTGGGGCGTGCAGTTGGTTGACCCCAAGGGGCAGGACAAGGTCGCCCGCGCCTACAGCGTCCAGCACCTGTTCGCGGATGGCCTGATCTACGCGCCCAGCAACTTCTCATGGGCTGACATGGTTATCACGGAGTGTGCGTCCTTCCCGAAGGCCAAGCACGATGACCTTGTAGACTGTGTTGTTTACGCAATGCAGTTTTTGCGAAAGACCGGAATGTTAATGCGTGCCGCTGAAAGAACGGCAGAATTGGTAGATAGTGTTTCCTTTAAGGGTAACTCTGGAGACAAGCCGTTGTATCCTGTCTAGCGCCATGCTAGTGTCACTGTATCAAGGAGTGACATAATGGTTTTTCAAAAGAATACCGATATTATCCGCGAAGAAACCGTTTGGAATGGGAAAACCTACAGACGTTATCCCAATGCCAAGCAATCATCCCACAGGCGGTATTTCTCTTGTTCTGGGTCTTTTTTGCATAGGGATGTCTGGCGTTATTTTAAGGGAGAAATCCCTGCTGGACATCATGTCCATCACATTAACAATAACCCCGCAGATAACGATATTTCCAATCTTGAGTGCATCCCTAGTCAAGATCATTTCATGCTTCACAGTGAGGAACGATCAATAAGGGCAAAAAGGCCAGAGCAATTAGAGCATCTGGCAAACATCAGGTCATTAACTGTTGAGTGGCATAAAAGCGAAGAGGGGCGCGCATGGCATAAGGAAAATGCCAAATCTTCTCTTGCTAAGGCGAGACTGGTCCCAAGGTTCTCCAAAAAGCCTGATCTGGTTAGGAATTGTCACCATTGCGGGCAAGCATTTACAACAAGGAATGTTAGAAAGATCATCTGTAGCGTTTCTTGCGAAAGTAAACGGAAGAGAGCAAAAGAAAAGGCCGAACTTGCCAAGTAGGGCAATTCGGGAGATAAACCTCCTATCCGATATAAGGAACGGCGAACATGCTCCGCGTTCAGGCTTTCATTCTCAGCCATGACAATGGCGTTTACGAAGTTGAGGCCCGTGCGGAGGGCATTGAAGCGCCATTTATCTTCAGTATTCCAGCAAAGTCTGATAATGAAGCAGCTATGGAAGCGATCCACCGCGTTGAGCTTGGCGAAGGATTTGCCAACAAATACATGAGGATAAACTAATGGCAATTCCCGGCCTCAACCCGAATATCCGCCTGATCCCTGACGCCGAAGAGGAGAGCAACCTAGATGATCTTGTCATTGTTAACGCGGATGAGGGCAGTTCAGACACAGAGTTGGACGAAGCAGGGAACGTCATGCGTATCCAACACGCGAACGGAGACATCACCGTCAGTATTGACGGAGGTCCAGTCTCCTCCGCAGGAGACGATGATGACGAGCCAGAGGGATGGTACGACAACCTAGCTGAAGAAATTGATGATCTAGAGCTTTCGCGCATCTCCGACGAAATGTTGCGCGGCATTGAGGCGGACATCAGCACCCGCTCCGACTGGATCGAAGACCGCGCTCAGGGCCTGAAGCTTCTGGGCCTGAAGATTGAGCTTCCCGGCGTGCAGGGTTCAAGTGATGGCGCACCCGTCGAAGGAATGAGCAAAGTTCGCCACCCGCTGTTGCTTGAGGCTGTATTGCGTTTTCAGGCAAACGCGCGCTCTGAACTTCTGCCGACTGATGGCCCTGTAAAGATCAGGGATGACAGCAACAACTCTGGCGCGGAGCTTGATAAGTTGGCAAGCGCGCTTGAGAAGGACATGAACCATTACCTGACGGTCACGGCTACGGAGTATTACCCGGACACCGACCGCATGCTGTTTATGGTGGGCTTTGGCGGCGATGGCTTCAAGAAGGTTTACTTCTGTCCGCTTCGCAATCGCCCAGTGTCTGAGAGCATTGACGCTGAAGACCTGATCGTTAACAACTCTGCCACTGACCTTGAGAATTCCCGGCGCATTACGCACCGCATCATGATGAAGCCGTCCGTTGTGAAGCGGATGCAGATCATTGGTGCCTATCGTGACATTCCCCTATCTGAGCCTAGCGCGCCGTCACTGAACGCCGCTCAGGAAGAGCGCAATGCACAGCAGGGCGTATCCAACACGGTCATGAACCATGAGGACCGTGATCGTGAGGTTTATGAGTGCTATTGCGAACTGGACATCAAGGGCTTTGAGCATCAGTGGAAGAAGAAGGCTTCTGGCCTTGAGGTTCCCTACCGCGTCACGGTTGACGTAAGCAGCCGCCAGATTCTCAGCGTTGTGCGCAACTATGAAGAGGCCGAAGACCTTCCCACCGCGCGCAGGGTGTTTGTTAAGTATCCATTTGTTCCGGGGCTTGGCTTCTATGACATTGGACTTCTGCACATTTTGGGCAACACAACCAATGCGGTTACGGCTGCTTGGCGTGAGCTTCTTGATGCTGGCATGTTCGCTGCCTTCCCCGGCTTCTTGATGGCCGATCAGGGCGCGCGTCAGAACACCAACATTTTCCGCGTACCTCCGGGCGGCTCTGCCACTGTGAAGACCAATGGCATGAAGATCAGCGATGCCATCATGCCGCTGCCCTACAAGGAGCCTTCACCGGCACTGATGACGCTGGCGCAGAACATCGCTGAGTACGGTCAGCGCGTTGGCGGCACATCTGAGCTTGCCGTTGGCGAAGGCCGTCAGGACGCCCCTGTAGGCACCACACTGGCGATCATTGATCAGGCCACGAAGGTGATGAACAGCGTCCACAAGCGGCTACATGCGGCTCAGGCGGAAGAGTTCCAGCTTCTGAAGCGTTGCTTCAAGGATAATCCGGAGAGCTTCTGGCAGCGCAATAAATCCCCGTCCTACCCGTGGGATGAGGAAACCTTCCGTCAGGCGCTGGATAATTACTACCTTGTCCCGCAGGCGGACCCCAACACAGCCAGCCACACACAGCGCATGATGAAGACAATGGCGCTGATCCAGTTGGCCCAGACTGCGCCTGATATGTATGACCTGAAAGCGGTTAACAGGCAGGCCCTGCGCACGATTGGTTACAACCCGGACGAGTTCGTCAAGAAAGACAGCGGTGAGATGTCGCCGCAGGCTATGGCATCCGCAATCGGCTTGGAAGCGACCAAGGCCAAGATGGCGAACGAAACCATGAAGACCCAGTCTGATGCCGCCCTGAAGGCCGCGCAGGCCCAGAAAACAATGTCTGAGATCGGCGCTGGCCCGCAGGGTGAGGCCCAGAACCCGGCTGACATGCTGAACGCTCAGGCGGCGATGATGAGCGCCCAGAACGACCGCGATGACATGGCGCTGAAGGCAAAGCAGCTTGAGGTTGATGACAAGGACATTACAATCGACGGCCAGAACCGTGCCGAAGAGCGTGATAGCCGTGAGAAGCTTGCGATGGTCAACTTGCAGCGTGACGCCATGAAGATGGATCACGACAAGGCTATGCAGGCTTCTGATATGCAGAAGATGTCAATGCAGGCGGCGTTGAAGCCGCAGCCTGCCCCGAAGGCTCCGGGGAAGAAGCCAAATCCGGGTTTGATTGGGTGAGGCGTAAATGGCTGGCAAGGGCGACATCTTAAAGGGCGCACTGGACTTCACAGCAAAGTTGCTGAGTGGTGAAGGCGATGATGCCGCCAAGGCTGGCATACGTGCTTATCACGGCTCGCCATACAGTTTCGACGCCTTCGACCTGTCGAAGATCGGCACGGGCGAGGGCGCACAGGCTTACGGGCCTGGGCTGTATTTCGCTGAGAATGAGGGCGTGGCGAAGGGGTATCGGGACACACTCAAGCCGGGCAAGGGCATCGGGCCTGAAGACACCGCATCGCGGATGCTTGATATGCACGGCGGTGATAGGGACATGGCGATTGAGGCGCTTCGCAAGTCGATTGACAAGGCCAATTCCAACAATGCGCCCTATGAAGACGTTCAGCGCCTTATGGAAGCAAAGACTATTCTTAACACCGCGCCGGAAAGAGCTGCGGGTTCCATGTACGAAGTCAACATAGACGCCGACCCCAACGCCTTCCTTGATTGGGACAAGCCGCTGAGTGAGCAGCCGGACATTCTAAACAAAATGGGCGTCAATTCTCTCCCATACGGACCAATAAATTACGACAAGCCAAACGCTTGGGAGTTGCTTGGCTTGAGGCCAAAGGCGGGAGAAGAAGCAGTTGATCCGCTTTCTCTAGATGGCGGCAATTATGTCGAACGATTACGCAGAGACAACGGCAACTCATACGAAGATGTGAGCGGTCGGGAAGTTTCGCGTAAGTTTATGAATAGCAAGGGCATCCCCGGCATCAAGTACCTAGACGCCGGATCACGCGTCCCGTCTGCGATGGCAAAGAAAGAACTTTCTGAGTGGCAGACCCAACTGCCGCTTGCGGAAAAAGAACTAGCCGATGCAACGGCCCGTGGCGACAAGTGGCTTATTAGCCGGAAGCAAGCTGAAGTCCAGCGCGTGAGAGATGGCATTTCTCGCGTATCGCAGGAAGCTGACGGCACCCGCAACTACGTTGTCTTTGATGACCGCCTTATTTCCATCATCCGCAAATACGGCATTGCAGGCGCGTCTGTTATGCTGGGGTATAACCTGATGGAACAACTTGATCCGAAGCAGGCGTTGGCGGCAACTATGGCGGATGAAGAACATCGCGCTGGTAAAGCTGAAGGCGGCTCTGTCCGTGAAGGATACGCTGGTAAAGGTCGCGTGATTGCGAATGTTGCAGACGAAGCGTTGAACCTTGCGAAGCGTCTGTTTAGTTCTGCGCCAGAGGAAAGCGAAAGTCTGGCTAACCTTGCCAAAGAGCGCGGCGTCACGCCCAGAGATATTGGCGAACCATTTGGCGGAATCCTTCCTCGCGTCCCGTATGACGAGTGGAGGTTTGACTACAAGCCAACCGGCACAATGATCCCGCAGAAGCCATTCGACCCTGAAAGCTTGAGGCCGGGAGACGTTATGATCCCGCTGATTGGAGATAGGACCGCCAACGGCAGGACGATCACATCTATTGCTGGCAACAGGCTGGAGAAGCCGGTTGTTACAGAGGGCGGCCCGGATTACATGCGCGGCCCGTCTCAGATCATGGACCGGAACGCATGGGCATCCGATCAAGGTGTCGTTACAAAGCTTAATAATCGCGTTGACAATGCCCTGACAGCATCTCGCGAGGCTGGCTACAAAGACCCCAACGCCTATGGCGTGTACGTTGCCATGGGGCCTGAAGGCGGGGATTTCTCTACTCACACCGCAGAAGCCTTGATGGGAATGTTGCCTCACACAAAAATCCTGAAGAAGGATGTTGCGGATTTTGACCGCATGGTGAGGGATCAGGACGAGAATTGGCCGGGGTTAATGAAGCCCGGAACGGCTGATTACATTGTGAATGCTGATGCTGGGGCGCACCGCAAGGCATTTGTGCAGGCGCTGGATAGCAAATACTGGCGCGAAAAGGGCTTCCCTGATGCCTCTCTGGCCCGTTACGCCACAACAACTCCTGACCTTGTCGCAACCCCGACTGAGGCGGCTGGATACGGCGTAGCAAAGCTGAATCCGGGCGCTCAATTCGGTCCAATCACAGCCCCGCACCGCACTTACAATACACCAATGCCCGGAGAGTATGCTGGCTCTATGCCTCCGGGTGTCATGCGTGATGATGTCTTTACGCAACATTCCGCGCGCTTTGATGCCAATCCACCAGAAACCAATCTGGTAATGGCAAAGCGGCGCAGCTTTGAACGCAATCAACAGCAAGCGTACCAGTTGATGCGTGAGCAAGACATCCAGAACATGATTGACTTCATGGACAAGATCAAACGTGGGTATGCAGATGGCGGCGAAGTCGATGACGATGTCAATGACGCGCTCCGTATCGCTCGCGCAGAGGGCGGGCGTGCCGGTTATGCAACAGATGGAACGGTAGACCCACAAGTCTTCCTGACTGACGCTCAGGGCCGCCAGTATGACGCTCAGGGCAAGCCGATCCAGCCCGTAGCCACTCAGGAACAAAGCAACAGCGCAGCCACTCAGGCGGCTCCAACACCGGAACAGGTTGGCAGGCGCGCTGCGGAAGACCCGGCTACATTTGACGCCATGATGCAGAAGTATGCCATCCCTGACCGGGATGTAGCGGAATACGAAGCATTGCAGACCGCTGTCCGCAAGCAGCCGCAGGAAGTTCAGCAGATGACGCATGTTGGCGCACCGCCCATGCGCGACATCAAGGTGGACATGCCGCTTTTTGGCGGTGAGTACAATGTGGGTCAGGCTCCGTACAATGTGGCCGGTCCTCTGGAGACAACCGCGCAGACCGCATATGACTTTAAGACCGCCCCGCTGTACATGACGCCCATGACGGCTCCGATTGCGGCTGGTCTTGATGTGGCAGAGGGTGTCACAACAGGTGATCCTCTGCAGGCTTCTCTGGCGGCTTTTGGCGTTCCGGGTAAGTATGCGAAGGCCGCCATTATTGGCGCTTCCAATTACGCTATGGACCCGGCTCAGGCAGAGGCTGGACCCGCGCGCTGGTTCTCCAAAGCGATGGAAATTGCCCGCGAAATTCCCATGAACAAGATGACCGGCGAACAAGCTCTTGCCATGCTGCGCAAGGGTACATCGCCGGAAGAAATCCGCTGGACTGGCGCTGATGCGTTTTTGCAGGGAAAGCCAACTGTCACCAAGGAAGAGCTTGTTGATTACCTGAACAAGAACCGTCTCCAGTTGGGCGAAGTCCGCCTTGGCGGCGAAAAGCCAGAGGCTATCAACTACCTCAATCAAGTTGATAAAGACATCCTTGAGCGTTACCAGCCGAAGCTTGATGCCGCAGAAGCGGAACACAAAAAAGCTCTGGACTATTTCCATTCAGTGTTTGGTTCAGAAGCAGAAGAGTCCGCATGGCAAACAGTTACGGACTCCAAGCGTGATCTGACTGATCTTCAGTTGGCGGCCATGCAAGAAATGAAGGATCGTGTTGGAACATATCTTCCAACTAAATACCAAGATTATTCAACATCTGGCGGCGAAGGATATGCGGAGACGCTTTACACGCTTGGAGGCAGAAAAAAGCCCCGCGTTGAAAATCGTAATGGCATGTGGTCGCTTGTCGATGAAAACGGAAATGTAATGCGCGCCCCTCATGGGGGAGAATATTCTTATTGGACTGAAGGGGACGCCAATCGTGCGGCAGGCTCTGTTTATCGTGGAAGCGGCATTTATCAATCCGGCCATTGGGATCAACCTGATGTTTTAGCTCATTCCCGTTCGCAGACGCTTAGTTATGATCCTCCGGGAGCTAATCGCCCATATCGCGTTCACAATGTTGACGAAACACAAAGTGACTGGGGTCAAGCCGCGCGTAAAACCGGCTTTTACGATCCTGAAGCTTATGGAAAATGGGAACGCGATACGAAGGAAACAAAGGAAGCTATGCGCGATTTGTCAGACAAGCTGGCAATGCGGGCTGATGAAATTGATGAAAGCCTTGGTCCCAAACCTACACGTTGGATAGGCGATGAATTCAATAATTATCATGAGCGCCGTCAAGATGTGATAGCGGCTGATCCTAAAATTCAGGAAATGCGGAAGCAGATTGAGGATTATCGTCTTAAGCTAATGCATCTTGATGAAAACAAGCCAAGCATACGTGGCGTTCCAAATGCTCCGTTCATTGGATCGACTGAAGGTTGGACAGACCTTGCGATCAAGAAGCAGCTTGATAATGCGCTTGATAGCGATGCGGACTATTTCTCATGGACGCCGGGGCAGGCTCAGGCGGATCGTTACGATTTAAGCACACACATTGGTTCTGTTGTATATGATCCGTACTATGAAAAGTTTAATGCTTATGACCCTAATGGAAAGCATCTTGTTGCGGAAGATATGCGTGATGCGGCTAGAATTGATGAGTATGTGGGAAAGGAGCTTGCAGATAAAATCCGCGACATGGCGAAACAGCGCAAAAATGAATTTTATGATGGCATAACAATTGAAGAAAGCCCGAAGATTGGTGCGTGGAACAATTGGGCTATCGTAAAAGATGGCAAGCCAATAACTCTTTACGGACAAAAGGCCACGGGTTTCCCCAATAAAGCTTATGCTGCAGAATTTCTTGATGATGCTTTTGGCGACACTTTGAAAGATAACCCAATCAAGCTTTCGGGTCTTGATCTCAAGACTGGCGGCGAAGGCATGAAGGGTTACTATGACAAGGTCTATCTGAAGCGCGTTCAGGACGTTATCAAGAAGGCGACCGGCACGAAGCCTGAAATTGAAGTCATTGAGGTTCAAACCGGAGATGGCCCGCGTAAGCAGCTTGGTGTTAAGTTAACGGACGAAATGCGCGAGAAGGCCCGCTTCTCTGACTTCAATCGCGGCGGCACGGTGACAGGCCCGCATTCCTATGGTAGCGATGATCCTGCGGTCGGTCGCGCCCTTGCGTTAACAAGAGAGTATTAACATGGCTAAGAAGATGTCCTCTGTAGACAAGGCTCTTGATGTAGCCCGCAAGGTTCGCGTCCCTAAGAAGCCGGTCAAGACCAAGGGCAAGAAGACTGTTCCCGCCGTTCTGGACTGGGGTACAGGCATCCCCGAAGACAAGCTTGCCTACCTCAACGACGATGAAATGGCGCTGTTGCAGGCGCACCGCATGTTCAAGGGCAAGCGGTCCTTTGACGGAATCCCTGCGTTCCCGGATATCGGAGATACTGTTGCTGGCGGTTCAACCGGCCTGAAGGATGGCGCAAGCACAAAGGGAACCACAAGCAGTGGCGGCGTTGGAACAGGCAAGGGCGGCGACAGCGGTGCTGGCAACAGTGCTGGTGACAGCGGTGGCGGAAGGTCTGGGACCGGCGCTTCCTCTAGCAATTCTTCAGAGAGCCAATCCAAAGATAACTCCAAGACATCAACATCACCATCAGCGCCGTCTTCAGGCCCTGACAGAGGCCCCACAGGCGGCCCTGCGAGGACTGCCCCATCAGCCGCACCATCCGGTCCCGGTGGCTTTGGCCCCCGCCAGAGTAACATGCCGGGAAATCCTGTAAGCAATGCCCCGTCAACCCAGTCATGGCAGGGCGCGCTAGATCGCATCGCGCAGGGAAGCACCGTTATTGGAAACCCCAGTAACCAGAAGCAGATTACAGACCGCGTCCCGCAGTCTGCGCCTCAAGCTGTAAATTACTCTCAGACTCCAACTGTTAGCCCCAACATGAGTGGGCCGGGTAATTATTCTTCCCTGTCCAGCCTGACATCAGGAGCAAACTCGCCCTTCGCGGACCCCGGCGTGACATCATACGATGCTGAAAAAGAGCGTGACCGGGCCATCTCTACGGCAAAAAGCATCGCTCAGTCAGGCATTCTAGGCCCCTCTGTCCCGGTTGGAACCCCGATTTCCGGTCCATCTGGGCGCTTTCCGGGTTCTGCCGCATATCAGCCTTCGACACCTATTGGCGTTAATCCAAACGCATATTCGGCTCCTGTTGGCCCGTCACAACCCAATCAACTTGCGGCTGAAGCGCTGAAGAATGTCTTTGGCGGCCCCGGCACGACAGTCGCCCAGTCTGGCATAAATCCGCAGACTGGTTTGGCGTATGGTGAAAAAATCCAAGATCGCCTCCCCGCTAGCGGTGAAAAATTCCAAGATCGCATCCCCGGTAGCGTTGCTGGTTCGCCCGTTTATTCAGGCCCCATTTC